ACAAACAGAAAAAGTTTTGGGAACAAGTTTTTCTTGGATTTCAGGGAAAAAATCACTTGTTCCAACGTAAAAGCGGCTTTTCGTATTTTGCTTGAGTATTCCCTGACGGTCACGTGACAAACAGAAAAAGTTTTGGGAACAAGTTTTTCTTGGATTTTTGGGAAAAATTCACTTGTTCCAACGTCAGTGCGGCTTTTCGTATTTTGCTTGAGTATTCCTTGACAAACAGAAAAAGTTTTGGGAACAAGTTTTTCTTGGATTCCACGGAAAAAATCACTTGTTCCAACTTCCGTGCGGCTTTTCGTATTTTGCTCGAGTATTCCCTGACAAATCACGTGACAAACAGGAAAAGTTTTGGGAAAACACTGTTTTGTGTGTTTGACGTACCGGATTTCCTAAAGTTTGTGAAAACATTGTTTCTTTGTGTGACACACCGGATTTCCTAAAGTTTGTGAAAACATTGTTTCTTTGTGTGACACACTGGATTTCCTAAAGTTTGTGAAAACATTGTTTCTTTGTGTGACACACCGGATTTCAGAGCAAAAAGTGTAAACGTTTTGCAACATTTCCAGAGCAAAAAAGTGTAAACGTTTTGCAACATTTCCAGAGAAAAAAGTGCAAAAAAGTGTAAACGTTTTGCAACATTTCCAGAGCAAAAAGTGTAAACGATTTGCAACATTTCCAGAGCAAAAAGTGTAAACGTTTTGCAATATTTCCAGAGCAAAAAAAAGTGCAAAAAAGTGTAAAGTTTTGCAACATTTCCAGAGCAAAAAGTGTAAAGTTTTGCAACATTTCCAGAGCAAAAAGTGTAAAGTTTTGCAACATTTCCAGAGCAAAAAGTGTAAACGTTTTGCAACATTTCCTTAGCAAAAAAGTGTAAACGTTTTGCTTCAAGTTTCCAACGTTTTCCTCGCCGTTTGCTACGCGTTATCGTTGTTGTCATGACAATTTCTGTGGCTATTTTCCGTAGTGATGACAATTTCTGTAGCTATTTTCCGTAGTCATGACAATTTCTGTGGCTATTTTCCGTAGTCATGACAATTTCTGTGGCTATTTCCCGTTGTCATGACAATTTTTGTTGGGTTTTTGCATTGTCATGACGATTTCGATCCACAACTGCGTATAAAATGGTCCGCATTTTCGCTACCATACTCATAACCATGCCTGCTCCAGTCATTTCTACTCCGCCAGCTGCTTTTATGGCTTCGACTGCTTTAGCTCCTTTTTCGGCTGGAGCCATGATGTCGACGACGACGTTTTCATCGTTGACATCTTGCGATTGCTGTCCTTATTTAAATTCTTTGGGTGAGTTTACTGTTGTTTTGCTGCTATGTTGAACTTTTACTTATCTGTGTGTATCTGTGTGTATGTGTGTGTGTGTAGGGTTTTCGCGATTTCGTTCCCCTTTTTTCAAGTATTTCATGTCGGTGGACAATCGAGCGAAAACCATCGACTCGTCCGCCGCCTCGTGTGGCTTCTATCAATCACATTCTGCTTACGTAGTTTTTAATTGCTTGAAATGTCTCAAATCCCAATTGCAATGTCTCTATATATTTCCCTATAAATCGACGCCCATCTTTTTTAAAGTCTGCAACTGCGGCATGACGGGAATTTCGACGCAGATTGTAGGTGAAATGTTTATGATGGAATCATTCGGTGCCATGTTGCAAGCCACCGTGAAAGACATTTGGATCCAGAAATTATGTATTTACTGTGGCAACGTTGACTCTCATTCGTCGAGTTGTATTTTTTACCAACACGTGCCAGGTAAAAAGTCTCGCTCGACGTGCGTCGTTTGTTTCGAAGCCGCCACCATTCTTTTTCCCTGCAAACATGTCGTTTGTTGTCCCAATTGTGCTCTAAATGTCGACCACTGTCCGCTCTGTCGCCAACCTGCTGATTATTTTAAAATTTTAACTTTTTAGCCTATCCGATGCAGATGAATCATCCGGCGTGGGCCAAATTTGAATTGCGCTTCATCTCTTATAACAGAGATCCCAATTATTTGCATTTAGCTTCTAAAGGCTTTTTTCGTCACGCTTCGTGCAACGAAAACGTTTGCTTTGTCTGCAACTCTATCGATGAACACGCCCTTTTTTGTCCTCTGCACGACCAACGTACGCGAATCTCGGTGAATGACGCCACTCTTTGCGACGAATGTCCCAACACTGCAGACACCGTTCTCCTACCGTGCGGATGTTCGTTTCTCTGCGCCACCTGCGCTTGTCAGTACGGCATCTGCCCTCGCTGCAATACCAATATTACCGCTTTTGTTACGGTTTTTTTGAACGATGAATGAAAATTTTTTTTCTCAATAAACGAGTTGCATCATGAATACTATTTACTGCTTTTCTCTCGATAAAATGTTTGCTTCTTTTTTTAATAATGTCGCTACAGCCATTAACAGTCTAACTAATAAAGATTTTGAGTACTTTTGGAAACGCGGTCTCTATCGCCTAGTTCCTCTCACCAAGGGAGGCTTTGGAGCCATTTACGAATTAGAAATCAACGGTCACAAGGTGGTAGACCGCAAACAAGCTGATGTCATCGTCAAAATGAACAATAACGGTTTCAAACAATCGGCTCTTTTGTTTGAAGGCGTTTGGTTGCTCGACTTTGATTTGGCTGAAATTTATTTTTGCCCATTCATTTCCTATTTGAACAAAATGAAAGTCTGTCCTTTTCTCTGCAACTACATCAGTGCCAACATTGTCGACAAAGATTACGTTCTCTTCATAGAACGCTACTCGTATGAAGTCATGACTTTTTTACCGCATCTCACCGTCGACTACGTCATTCAATTTCTTTTCCAGTTAACCTATTCTTTTTACATTATCAAGCAATATTTGGGAATGGTACACTTTGATGTTCATTTACGTAACGTGATGGTGGCCAAATCGACGTCGTCATTTCTTTTGGCCGACGCCAATAAAAAACGAGGCATTTATCTGCCTCACATGGCATATGAAGCGAGGTTGATCGACTTTGGATTTTGCACCATGGATTTGCGACACAGTATCGATCCTCATTTGAGAGGCGATTTCCAGTGTGCGCCGCACAATTTCAGTCGAACACCAGCCATATCGGAACTCTTCAAGACAACTAGAGACACTCGCTCTAAACTGCTCACTGTAGAAATACAATATTTCTGTTTACATCTCTATCAGATTATCGCTCGTCAAGCACCTCAGCATCCCATTTTAAAAGCCATTCAACAATTTTGCGATTGCATGTACGACCAGGTGGTCGATTTGACTCAACCCGCTCTCCAACGCGATCGTTTCATTTTGCCGCAACACGACGTCGGTGTCGTCTGCGCGGCCATACGTAAACCCAGCGATCTCATTGTCGGGCTCGAACGCTATTGTCATTTGTACGGCAGTGTCATTTACGACAAGGAAAGCGATCTTCAAATATCGACGCCTTTCAAAAACACGACCGTTGTCAAGGAAAATGCCAAACTCGTTTTGAACGTCAACAAATTGCACGTCTATAAAAACTATCAAAATTTTATAAAAACATCCATACCGGATATTCGCTGGTTTGAATCCACTTTTACCGTCATAGAAAACACTTATGGTCACGTTTACAAATTTCCCATCAATTGTTGGGTCGATAAAATCTCTAGCGACCGTTCGCCTTACAACGCCATTTCCATCTTCAGAAAAGATGTACCCTACAATATTCGTAATGCTTATTTGACGCATCACGGTGCTCGCGTCACGTTTCACGTCAATCGGCGTACGGAAGACTTTTCAAACTCGTTTTACGCAGGTAAATTTCTCTTCATCAAAGGTACACTGTACGCTTGCGAACATTTGCCTCCGCTCATGTTTGGTCTTTCTGATGATTACTTTTGTATTTTCAGTTTCAAATCGGACAAGTGTAAATACGTCGAGAAAATTATCCAACTTCATCACCTCAACTATCTTATCGATGCTTCCAATGCGTGCGGTTTTCACTATCAAGGAGATCCTATTTACGGACACATGACCACGAAAAAACCTCTATTTTATATTTCGATTAATAATGAATAGAGTTTCATAAAAAAATTATTTCTATGAAACTGTTTTAGTCGGATTGTCTCATTACCATTAAATTAATTGTATATATCAATAAATGAATGAAACGGCTAAATTAGCTCTCTTTGTGGCTTTGGTTATGTTGGTATTATCTGGGGCTATTTACACTAGCGCCTACTTTAAAAAGACTGGTCCCGAAGGTCAAATGTTGAGTTTAGTTCCCGATCGGGTCGTCGTCACCGATCCCGTGACTGGTGCTCTCATTTCGTCGTCGGTGAAAACCAAAGAACTCGCCGAATGTTGCCCTCAAAAAATCATCAATGACACGACGGCTAGTTTGACCAACACGTTCAGCAGTAGTTTTACCGACAAGAATTTTCTGCGACGAACTAAATTGGAACCGGGCGCCATTTTAGTCGCCGATGCCGTCGGCAACGTTTCCAGTTCACAAATCGGTATTCCTTTCATCACGTCGTGTTGCGAAAGTATTAAAGCGTTAATCGACGACGTTCAGCCTAAATCCGATGGTCTTTACAGCAGTTTGAAAACGGATGCCACGTACGTTAAAAAACCGGAAACAAGTGTCACCCAACGACCAGTCACGTACAACGCCTATACTGGCGCACTGGAAATGGTGACATTGCCGGCCAATAGTATTTTATCGACCGATACCAACGGCGATATCGTTACCACACCCTACAGTTTGCCTTCGTGTTGCGATAAAATCAAGGACACGATCGTCGACTACACTACCACGTTCAGTTCCAATTATATTGATACCAATTACCAACGACGAGCTGTCGCCGGTTCTCAACATTTACTCATGATGGACGACTACGGAAATTTAGTCGACAGCGGACTGACGCCCACTATCGTCAATGCGTGCTGCGAAACGGCTCGCAACGCTTTGTCGCCGAGCAATATTATTGACGGCGGTGGCAACGCGTTGTACAGCGCTCCCAAGATAGACGCCACGTTTCAAAAGAAAACCACGGCTCCGGCTAACGCTCTCCTCATGCCCGATGCCAACGGCAATCTGGTTGACAGTGGATTGACGCCGGCGGCTATTCAAGCGTGTTGCACGCAAGCTGCCAACGCCGCTTCTGACTCGCTACTCAAATCAGATATCGTCGACACGTCCCTCTCGGCGACTAAATTGTATTCGTCTCTGAAAATTGACGACACGTTCCAGAAGAAAGCTATCGCTCCTGCCAATGCTATCGTCGTCGTCGACGCTAAAGGCGATCTCGTCGACAGCGGGTTCACTCCACAATTTCTTCAAAATTGTTGCGCTCAAGCCGCTACCGGTTCAGCCAATGGACTCATGAAATCAGATATCGTCGACACGTCCACGGCCACCGACAAATTGTATTCGTCCAGCAAAATCGATGCCACGTATACCAAAAAGACGACAGCGCCAGCCAACTCGCTACTCATGCCCGACGCCAACGGTAATCTGGTCGACAGCGGTCTCACGCCTTTGGCTATTACCACGTGTTGCACGGCCGCTATAACAGCCGCCAATGAATCGTTGAAAATTGTCGATATCGTCGACACGTCTACGGCTACCGATAAACTTTATAGTTCTTCGAAAATTGACATGACGTATCAAAAGAAAACCACCGCTCCAGCCAATGCTTTACTCATGCCCGACGCCAACGGTAATTTGGTGGACAGTGGACTGACGCCTAGTGCCATACAAGCGTGTTGCACGCAAGCCGTTGGCGCTGCTACCAATTCCTTATTGAAAACAGATATTGTCGACACATCGACATCTACCGATAAACTTTACAGTTCTTCCAAAATCGACATGACGTATCAAAAGAAAACGACAGCACCAGCCAATTCGCTTCTCATGCCCGATGCCAACGGCAATCTAGTGGACAGTGGCCTAACTCCTACCGCCATCCAAGCGTGCTGCACGCAAGCTGTTAATGCTGCTACCAATTCCTTATTGAAAACCGATATTGTCGACACGTCGACATCTACCGATAAACTCTACAGTTCTTCTAAAATAGATGCTACGTTTACCAAAAAGACGACGGCGCCAGCCAATGTGTTACTCATGCCAGATGCCAATGGTAATCTGGTCGACAGCGGCATTACGCCGGCTTTCATCAGTGCTTGTTGCCAAGAAACGGCTGACGCTAAAATTGGCGTTTCCAATGCTTTGATGAAAAGCGATATCGTCGACACTTCCACTTCGGCTACTAAACTCTATTCGTCAAGTAAAATCGATGCCACCTATCAAAAGAAAACGACCGCTCCAGCCAATTCGTTGCTCATGCCCGACGTCAATGGAAATTTAGTCGACAGTGGCCTCACTCCTACAGCCATCCAAGCGTGCTGCACGCAAGCTGTCGGTGCCGCCACCAATTCCTTACTGAAAACCGATATTGTTGATACATCGACATCTACTGACAAACTTTACAGTTCGTCCAAAATCGATGCTACGTATAGCAAAAAAACGACAGCGCCGGCCAACTCGCTTTTGATGCCTGACGCCAGCGGCAACCTAGTGGACAGCGGATTGACACCAGCCGGTATTCAAGCGTGTTGCACGCAAGCTGTCAATGCCGCCACCAATTCCTTATTGAAAACCGATATTATTGACACGTCGACATCTACCGATAAACTCTACAGTTCATCCAAAATCGATGCGACGTATCAAAAGAAAACCACGGCGCCGGCCAATACGTTACTCATGCCCGACTCTAACGGTAACTTGGTCGACAGCGGCATCACTCCGGCTTTCATTAGCGCCTGCTGCCAACAAACCACCAACGCTACTACCGCTGTGGCCAACGCTTTATTGAAAAGTGATATCGTCGACACGTCCACTTCGGCTACCAAACTTTATAGTTCTTCTAAAATCGATGCCACGTATCAAAAGAAAACCACGGCGCCAGCCAACGCAATCTTGGTTCCCGATGCCAACGGCAACCTAGTCGACAGTGGACTGACACCGACAGCCATCCAAGCGTGCTGCACGCAAGCTGTCAGTGCCGCCACCAATTCCCTACTTAAAACCGATATTGTCGACACGTCCACGGCCACTGACAAACTCTACAGTTCGGCTAAAATCGATGCGACGTATACCAAAAAGACGACAGCGCCAGCCAACTCGCTGCTCATGCCCGACGCCAACGGTAACCTAGTGGACAGTGGACTGACACCGACAGCCATCCAAGCTTGTTGCACGCAGGCAGTCAGTGCCTCTACCAATTCCTTATTGAAAACCGACATTGTCGATACGTCCACATCGACTACCAAACTTTATTCGTCGAGTAAAATCGATGCTACTTATGCCAAAAAGACGACCGCGCCAGCCAACTCGCTTTTGATGCCTGACGCCAGCGGCAATCTAGTGGACAGCGGGCTGACACCAGCCGGTATTCAAGCGTGTTGCACGCAAGCTGCCAGTGCTGCCGCTAATTCGCTTTTGAAAACAGATATCATCGACACGTCCACTTCCACGACGAAACTCTATTCGTCAAGCAAAATCGATGCCACGTATCAAAAGAAAACGACAGCTCCGGCTAATGCTTTGCTCATGCCCGATGCCAATGGTAATTTAGTCGACAGCGGCATCACGCCGGCATTCATTAGCGCCTGCTGCCAACAAACCAGCAACGCCACTACAGCTGTAGCCAATGCCTTATTAAAAAGTGATATCGTCGACACGACAACGTCCACTAGCAAACTTTATAGTTCTTCCAAAATCGATGCCACCTTTCAAAAAAAGACGACAGCGCCGGCCAACGCAATCTTGGTTCCCGATGCCAGCGGCAACCTAGTGGACAGCGGATTGACACCAGCCGGTATTCAAGCGTGTTGCACGCAAGCTGCCAGTGCTGCCACCAATTCCTTATTGAAAACCGATATTGTCGACACGTCCATTTCGGCTACTAAATTGTACAGTTCATCCAAAATCGATGCCACGTATCAAAAGAAAACGACAGCACCGGTCAATGCTTTGCTGATGCCCGACGCTAGCGGTAATTTAGTCGACAGCGGACTGACACCCACAGCCATCCAAGCGTGCTGCACGCAAGCTGTCAGTGCCGCCACCAATTCCCTATTGAAAACCGATATTGTCGACACGTCCACATCAGCGACGAAACTCTATTCGTCGAGCAAAATCGATGCCACCTATCAAAAGAAAACTACCGCGCCAGCCAATGCTTTGCTCATGCCTGACGCTAGCGGCAACCTAGTGGACAGCGGCTTAACACCGACGTTCATCAACGCGTGTTGCACACAAGCTTCCAACGCGTTGACGGCCAGCACAAACGCTCTAGTGAAAACGGATATCGTCGACACTTCGACATCGGCTACTAAATTGTACAGTTCAACCAAAATCGATGCCACCTATCAAAAGAAAACGACAGCTCCTGCTAATTCTATTCTCATGCCGGACGCTAGCGGAAATTTAGTCGACAGTGGCTTGACGAAAACATCTATCGAAGCGTGCTGCACGCAAGCCGCTAATGCCGCTACCAATTCCCTATTGAAAACCGATATCGTCGACACTTCGACATCGGCTACCAAACTCTATTCGTCGAGCAAAATCGATGCCACCTATCAAAAGAAAACCACCGCGCCAGCCAATGCTTTGCTCATGCCTGACGCCAACGGCAACCTAGTGGACAGCGGCTTGACACCGACGTTCATCAACGCGTGTTGCACGCAAGCTTCCAACGCTCTAGCTACAAGCAATAACTCTTTACTAAAAACCGATATTGTCGACACGTCCACATCCGCTACGAAACTGTATTCGTCTAGCAAAATAGATGCCACGTATCAAAAGAAAACTACGGCTCCCGCTAATGCTATTCTAACGCCAGACGCTAGCGGTAATCTAGTAGATAGTGGTTTGACGAAAACATCTATAGAGGCGTGTTGCGCTCAGGCCGCCAATGCCGCCACCAACTCTTTGTTGAAAACGGATATCGTCGACACGTCCACGTCAGCCACGAAATTGTATTCGTCCAGCAAGATCGATGCCACTTTCCAGAAAAAGACGACGGCTCCGGCCAAAGCTCTGCTGATGCCCGATGCTAGCGGTAATTTAGTCGACAGCGGTTTGACTCCCACGTTTATCAACGCGTGCTGCACGCAAGCTTCCAACGCTCTCGCTGCTAGCAATAATTCGTTGTTGAAAACGGATATCGTCGACACGTCCACTTCTGCCACGAAATTGTATTCGTCCAGCAAAATCGATGCGACCTATCAGAAAAAGACGACGGCGCCGGCTAACGCTCTGCTGATGCCCGATGCTAGCGGTAATTTAGTCGACAGCGGCTTGACTCCCACATTTATCAACGCGTGCTGCACGCAAGCTTCCAATGCTCTCGCCGCCACCAACAACGTCCTCTTGAAATCCGATATTAAAGATTCCGGCTTATTGGGTGCTCCGTCTACCACTTCATTGTGGTCATCTAGTAAAATAGATTCGACTTTTCAAAAGAAATCGACGGCTCCGGCTAATACGTTGTTGATGTTGGATGCTAATGGTAATTTAGTGGGTGCCGGTTTCACTTCCGCTCAGCTTGAAACGTGCTGTTCGACTTCCAATCAAAGCGCGACTTCAACCAGTTTGTTGTATCTCCAGTACACCAACGTGTTTGCTTATTTTAATGCTGTAGCCAATACGTGGACTTTGGCGTCGTACTTTACCAAACGTTACGACACTACCGGCGGCTGGTATGCTAGTGGAAAATTTCAACCTAAAAAAGCCGGCGTGTGGTCGATTCGCGCGACTGCTTGGGCTCCTCGAACATTGGGCGGTAATCGTATTCATTTTTGTTTGGCTCAAAATGCGGCCATGAATCCCTTGTGGCAAGACGTCAATTCGTGGAATAATTCCACGCAAAGTAATTTGACAACATTTACGGCTAAAGTCGACGCTATTTTTGTTTTGAATGGATCCACCGATTACGTGTCGGCGTATTTTATGACCAATTCGTTGCCGCAGGATTTCGACGTTTTGGAAAATTGCAACATGTTTCAAGCCTACTATTTAGGTGGCGCTTAGATTCAAATCACTTTCTGAGAGATTCGAATCTTTATTCTATCGAAGGAAACGACGTCAATTCACTCGTGGTCAAACTTGTACTACTACTGCTACTGCCATTATTTCTGACTCGTTGAATGATTGTTCCCAGTAATCCGCCGATAATCATAGTGATTCCTACGTAGAGCAACCATTGGTATCTATCGGTAGTTTTAACAGCGGTAACGTCAACGGCGGCCAATTGAACGACTCCTTGCGGGTAAAACTGAAATTTACATCCGTCGCCGCTCTTGTAGAAAGTGATTTCGGGCACTTGTTTGGCGACGGTGCCACCCGTTTCCGTCAGACGAGCGTCGACGACGCGACACGATGACGATTTCAGGCACGCATCCATGGCTTGCCGAACGATAGTCGTCCTTGGAACGCTACCGTCCACATTACCGGTACAGGTGTCTCTGAACGGTCGCGTGTAATTGGACGATTTCATGTACGTTTTTCCTAGGGTAAAGTACAAGGCAAAAAACACGCCTCCGATGGCGATCATGAGAGGAAAAACGAAACGCAAAGCGTTGGACGTGACTCGCGCCGCGACCAGCACGGGCACGAGCACGAAAGCCAAAACGGCCGCCGCTAACCAGGCCAAATTGAAACCTTCCAATTTCGATTCGGCTTCCTGATTCAATCGTTGTTGCACGTCGTCGATGGCTTTCACGCCGAGCACGCTTTTCAGCGCGCACTTGTCGAATATTTCGCTCATCTGACTCAGAACGTTGTTGGTAATGTTGACGCTACCTTTGACGTTCTTGATGGTGATGCTTTGCACGTTGTTGGCGTTCAACACGCACGATTGACGGATAGCGTTGTTGATGGTCGTTTGGCTTTTCACGATAGATTCTGCCGTATTCTTGGCATCGTCAAAAGTAAAAAAATTCAATCCGCTCACCAACGATTTCGCCAATTGATCGAGTTGCACGCCGATTCTTTTTTGCGAATCGACATTACTGATGCTGTCCATCAATACCGTCATGTTGACTTTGGCCGTTTGCGTGATGGTGTTGCCGCTAATGTTGACATCGCCACCGCTACCGTCGACGCTGATGATTTGCGTGTTACTCGTACTAATGGTGCTCGTCTGTACCGTTTCAGCGGCTATTTTCGAATAGATATCTACGACTGCTTTAGCTACGTTAGTCGATTTAGCATTTCCCATTTATTATGCTTCTTTTACAACAAGGAAAATATTTTTTCTAATGTCAATGGATTCAAGAAATTTTCATAGTGATCCATGCACGTTTTCCAATTGTTCGGTCCGCATCCGGTGGCTTTGAATTGATCCGTCTTGTCCTGGCGCACGCGGTAACCGTACCACGCTCCGACTTTATCGGTTGACGCCGCGTCTTGATTGGCATCTTCCTTCCAGTGGCACTCGACGACGCAATCCGTTTCCTCGCCACGATACTCGCTGCACGGTGTGAATTCGACCAGAAAATAATTGGCGTCTGTATCGGGAGGCGTGTCGTTCAATTCGTCGTACTGCGCTCGAGCAATGAGGCACCAACATTTGCCGTCTTTGATGTAGAAATCGACCGTGTCGTTGGACTTTTTGTATTTGTACACGGGACTTTTGCCGTGAACTCGCGTTAAAATGAAGCCCTCATCGACGCTATCGTAATGATCTCGAATGTAATTGAACGGGTACGACGTAAAGACGCAATTGTTGAGAAATAGGATCTTGTTGTCGACCAATTTTTTCAGGGAATCGTGTCGTTTCGTGTAATCCACTCGAAAACTGTTGGTCTCAAACAGATAAATAACGTCGTCTTTGTTTTCGTCGCCTTTGATGTATTCGCCGTAGGCCACGAATTCCATGTGAGGAAACGTCGGCACTTGGCACACTCTCTTTTCGTTGATGTCGTACGCGTATCCGTCTCCGTTGATGGCCACCAGTTCTCCATCACGTTTCTTGGTCACGCCGTACAAACCGTGAATGGTCGGTACCGTAGCGGCAGTCAATGAGAAGGGTTTCTTGAAGAAGCGAAACAACATTGTGTGCAGTGTGTTCAGAGGATACTGTTAAACTTCCAACCTAGCGATTTAAAGATAGTTTTGCAAATTTTATCTGTCAATAGTTTTCTTTCATTGGATTTTATCAACATGAAATGATCAGCGTGAACGTTGATATTGTGATGCTTTAGTAGTAAAAATAAGATGTATTGTGTATTAAAATTTTTCTTATTCAATTCCTTGAAATTCTTCAACTCCATATTGATGATGTCAAATTCTTGCAAGAGCTGCTCTTCAATGAAGGAAATGTCGCACGGAGGTTGACCCGTAATCAAATGGTGAATCAACACGTAGTCGTCATAGTACTTACTGTAGCCTAAATTTTTCATAATCATACACACGTGACTGAGACTGATGGTCGTCAACCGATAGTCGCTCAAATGGTTACTAATATTTTCTAAAATAGTTGGAGGTATAGTGTTCTTTTGTTTACCCTGAAAACGTATCATGCAGTCGCGAAAATGTTGGTTTCGATCGTAAATGTATTTGGGATTGACGCGCGTCGTGTCCGTATTGCTCGACTGTATAAAGTAGACTTTCTCCGATTTGCACGTGTAGCAAATGTTGACTGTTTCGTCGAAAAAGTAGCCGAGAGTCGAACCGCAATACTGGCACGTGTTCGGATCGTCTTTTTGCTGATCGACCACTTTGACGTTGTAGTAGTACTTTTTGTAGCAATCAAAAATTTCCCAAAAATTTTTCACCACGTACGTTTTACGCGCGTGATGCTGCTGCTTGGTGCCGTCCTCTTTCTGGAAGAACGTGTTCACCGTCGGCATTTGCATCAGCTGCACGTACTCTTTGAGAATCGAACGAATTTCTACGAAATAGAAACGAATAAAATTAATATTTTTAATGGTGGTACGAATCTCGTCCAGATCGTCAATCAAGTGACTGCGAACGCGTTCCGAGAGCCACGGTTGCGACAGGTAGTCGCACACTTGTTGTTCGCGAGTCGTCAACCCTTCTAGCTGACTAATTTCCTCCTTAAAATGTGTTTCTATTTGTTTGTGAAATTCCAAGATATTATCCATCTTTACATCTAAACTAGGAATTTTTAATCAACAAAAATCTATTCTGGCGTTATAATAAATATATTATCAAAAAATGGCGCAATCGAATATCACTTCAGGATTTATTGATATTGCAACATTGGATGAGATCGAAAAGTACATGTACTCGGGACCCGATGCCATCGTTTACTTTGTCCGCTCCACCTTGAAATCGACTTGGTTCACTCAGATTCCCGTATTGTTGTCGCGCAACAACGGCAATGCCGGTTTCGGGCAAGAGTGGAGTGTCAGCGTCAGTCGCGCCGGTGACTACCTCATTCACGTGTGGCTTCGCGTCGTCGTTCCCGCCGTCACTCTCAAAATTACCAATAGCTTTGCCGCCAACGGTCGCCTTCGTTGGACCAAAAATTTCATGCACAATCTCATTCGAGAGACGAGCATTTCTTTCAACGATTTGTTTGCTCACACCATCCACAATTATCATTTGGATGCCTATTCTCAGTTCACTGTCGAAGCTAGTAAACGCGCCGCTTACGATCAAATGATTGGCAACATTGGCGACATGATCGATCCTCACGGTCCAGGAGACACTATTCCTAGTCAAACGCTCAATCTCGTTTTACCCTTCTTTTTCACTCGCGATGTTGGCGTCTCTCTACCCACCGCTGCCATCCCTTACAACGAGATGCACATTAATTTCCAGTTCCGCGACTGGAAAGAATTGCTCATTTTGGACAATGCAGCCGCCGCCGGAGCTCAAGTCAACGTGCCTGTTGTCGGTGTCGATATCGATGCCGCTCCCGTCTTGGAAAGCGTTCAAGTATGGGCCAACTACGCCATCGTCAGCAACAAGGAACGTATTCTGATGGGTAAATCTCAACGTACCATTTTGATTGAACAAGTTCAAATCGCTCCTCGTCAATCGTTCAATCCCAAAGCCAATCCAGTTCCTAGCTACGACGTTCGTTTCAATCACGCCGTCAAAGCCCTCTTTTTCCAGGTTCGCAATTCCACATTTGCCAATCAGTGGTCCAATTACACGACTGCCTCTCCCGTCGTCACTCCAACTACTACAGCTATCGATTACGAAAGCCGCTACGCTCGCGATCCCATCAAGCACACGACGCTCATCTACGAGAATTCCAATCGTTTTTCCAACATGGGTAGCGATTATTTCAGTCTAGTCAATCCCTACTATCACGCTCCAGCTTGTCCCACCGACACTGGCTACCATTTGTATTCGTATTCGTTGAAATTCAACGATCTCGATCCCATGGGCAGTACCAATTACGGTAAATTGTCCAACGTCAGCTTGGTGCCAGCTGCTAGCGATGACGCCATCATAGCCAGTAACGGCACAGGCCCCGTCTTGTCGGGCACCAATTTCGGTCAGACGTTCGAATTTATAGTCACCGTCATCGTCAACAATATTATCCGCATTGCCGGCGGTACAATGGGTTTCCCTGTTTTGTAAATTGAGAGTTTAAAAAGTGAGCTTGTACTAAGAAATTATTATATTATTATAATGAGTCTAAGATTGAAAAAAGAAAGATGGCAACCGGACCCGTTTGTGCCGCCTTTGACGTTGGAAGAAACGCGAGCCGCTTGCGCCGCATTGCACATTGTCGACTACCCGCAGGTGGAACGCGCCGTTCAAGATCCACCCATCGAAGGTCAAAAGTATGCTCTTTTTAGTTTTTTCCCAGCCGCTCCCGGCGGCATCAACAAGTACAACGTGTTGGCTTTCGCCAAAATTAGAGGCGTCTACGCCACCGAAGAAGAAGCGGCTACGGCTGCCAGAAAAATCATCAGAAAAACAGACAGTTGCAACAAGATTCACACCGTCGTCGTCGGTCGTCCTTTCCCCATCTGTGAAGCCATCATGGGTAAAGTCGTCGATAAGGTTGTTCTCGATGACGACTATCAACAGGCCGAAAAAGAGATGCGAAAACGCGCCGAGGCCAGCGAACAGGACACGACTCGAGAACTTCAAGATCGAACCAAAGCGCTACTGGACGACGTTGACGAAACCAAAGCCAAAGATCCCGTTGAAACGTACATTGTCAAACGCAACAAAATGGCCACCATCGCCGCTCTGTACACTCAACACTTGGAGCAAATCGAAAAATTTAAAACGATCATGATTAAAACTCATGGTGAAATTATCGAGTTGGAAACGCCTGAAATTCTCGCTTGCTACCAACAAGTTTACGACGCCAAATGTCAAGAATCAGGCATTGTCCCCGACGCCGTTATACAATCCTATTTTAAAACGATACCATCCTTTGATTTTTTAAATAATAAATGTTAGAAAGAAGTCAAATCATCGCCATAATAATAATTATGATTGTGACTCCTTGGCTCATGTGGATGACGATCCCTTTTGGTAGAGATGGCGGCAGTAGTCCGTCTCCAGGTGGTGGTGGTGGTGGCGGCGGAAGTCCTACTCCCGGTGGTGGTGGTGGTGGTGGCGGGGGTACCACTCCTCCGAAACCGGGTCCGACCCCGAACGGCGCGTTCCCCACGTCGCAAGAAATCATGTTTAAATCCAAAGAGGAATGTCAGACGAAAGGCGGTGTCTTGAACTGGGTCGGCGATTCGGTTTTGTTGACGTGCAACAATATCGTCCGTTTTGGACAGCCCGAATCGCCCATTTTCAATGAATTGGATCAAGTCAAAGCGGCTATCGCTTCGGGCGCTTTGAAACCGGCTACGGAAAAAGATCGATTGGTCGAATACTTTAAACTCGTCTATCCCAATTCACCGGCGACATCGTGGTCGTCGATGAGCGAAGCCGATCTCGTCGGTCGCTACCAAAAATTGGAAATCTACTACAAAATGCCTCCGGAAATTCAACCAGCCACGCCCATTACACCTCGTCGCGATGTGACGAATCAGTTTTTCCGCGTACCCAACGGCGTGACTCTCGATCAAGACGCCAATGTTTTGGGTCAAGTTGGACCCTATTTGGAAGTCATTCGTTTCGGACCCATGTACTCGTTTTTCGCCGACCCGACTCTTTTTGTCGGCACCTATTACTATCCCGTTCGCGGTTCGGGACTCTACTTGCCGTTGGGTAAAACCTTGGTGGCCTACAACAAAGTGCACGCCATGAAACTGTTGGGTGCCGCCAACGACCAAATCGTTTTGTACGGCGGTCGTGATTTCCAGTCGTTTTTGCGTCGCGATTCGGAATCGGCTGAATTTACAGCCGATGCTTTTGTCAGCGTGTGCGCCGTCAACAAACGAGCGACCAGCAACAATCCCGGTTGCGATAAAATCTTCAACTATTTTGCCAACACTATTCGCTACAAAGCCAAAGCTCTCGATCGACTCGTCGGCGAAATGGCCGCCGGTAAATCTCTGAGGTACGACACTCGAGCCGTCAACGGTGTCACTAAAAAGACGTTGGTCTACTACGGTTGCGGCGACACGGGCGATAAATTTCTGGCTCAATTGGCTCGCAATCGCGGCTACAATACGTTGCAATTTTTGCGCGAAGCTCAAATGGAATTGGACGGAGACGCCATCGTCGGCTATGAACTGTTGCATCTCGTCGAAAATGCCTACAGTCAAACGGCCCTCATGCGACTCGATCCCATGCGTATGCCATTGTACATGCCCGAGGGAACGACTCCGGCCATTCCACCAAACTATCTATTGACTAAAGATGTTATGAGCGTCGACGTGAAGGCCGTCATCAATTCAGAATTTAAACCGTTTAATCAAAAAGTCTTTGACATTGATCTCATTGTACAAGAACGAAATTCGAGAGCTCCAGCACCTCCGCCAAATCCAAATCCAGCACCTCCGCCAAATCCAAATCCAGCACCTCCGCCAAATCCAAATCCAGCTCCAGCTCCAGCTCCAGCTCCAAATCCAGCTCCAGTAGTCGTGGGCGCTTCTTGGGGTCGTCGTTATTAAAAAATTTCAAAAATATATAATGTGTTTTTGAAATTTAATCCGAAGAGTCTTCCGTATCCGAAGCCAAAACGCTAGTGATTTTACTAAACATCAGAGGAATGTCTCGCATGCCGTCGTCGGTCACGGTTGTCGACGACGTCGTGATGGTGGTCGAGGCGGCGGTCGTCGATCGTTGCTCTTTCAATTTCTTTTGGTGTTTGCTGCATTTCGTCGTGTTTCCGGAATTCTTTTGACCGCACTGTTGCCCGATACGTTGACCTTTGGTGAACGTGTGAGTGCACTTGTTGTCGTCGTTGACTAAAGTCGCTACAGTATCAGGGTCACTGCCAGTCCACAACGTTCGCAGTTCCAATTCGTTCAGAGAATACCTGACAGATATTCTATCTATAAATGCGTCCACTGTATTTTGTTGTGCTTTAACCAAGTCATTGAGTAGTTCTAAAATGGTACTGACTAAATTTTCCGACATGGTGAACGTTTGATGCAACTTTCAAAACACGAGCGTTCGTCACCGTTTCAATTCCACGACTACTTGGCATTGTCAGCAACACAGCTTAAATAACCCACAATGGGTTTCTTTTTAGTTCCATGCGCTGGGCATCGTTTCAATGTCGAGACTGATTTACCTTTTTTTATTTCAGGTAAATGTAGAATAAATTATGAACAATTATCTGACGTATTCTCAGCTTCAGGGAAATCAACCTCTGAACAATAAAAGTATGGATAAAACCTCTCATTACGAAAAAGAAAAACCACCTCGTGACTACCCGCACGCTCACGGTCAACCGTTGACGCAAATGCCCCAGTTTTCCGATGTTCTCGCCCACTCACCGGCCAGACAATCGCATTCCATCATGGCGAAAGAAGTAGTTCCTCTGCATCCCGCTCATCCTGCAGCGCAACCCGTCAAACACACGGCCGTCGATAAAATCGTGCGGCAACATCGCAGCGACAACGACCACGGCGGCGAAGATTGTCCCATTTTCAGTCTCTACAAAACCGATTTGCAATTCAACAAGTACATTGCCGCCACGGTCGCTGCTGCTGCTCATCAAAATGTCTTTCCCGTCGAATTCGATTGGCGTCATCACGTGTCTCTTCCCGTCGCCCGTCATCAGGGAACGTGTGCCAACAATTTCGCCGTCACCGTCGTCTCGACTCTGCAAGATCGACGCATCGTTCACGGCGAACCCGCGTTCGACTACACACCTTGCATGAAATGTCACTCGGCCGAAGGTAATGCCGCGCAACTTGTCAGTCAATTGTCGTCGTCGACCACGCCGCGTTGCTCGTGTCTCTCTAAAATTCAAGCCACCGTCGACAATGTGCGCTGGCTGACGGACATTGACGCCATCAAACAAGCGATCGTCACTCAAGGACCCGTCATAGCCGGTATGTTGGTCTACTCCAATTTCTTGTCGGGTCATTTCGGTGAACACGGCATCTATCTCGATCGTGTCGTCACTCATCATCCGCACACCAAATTCGCGTCTCCCGCGTCTCTCGTCGGCGCCATCACGGTCGTCATCGTCGGTTGGGGTGTCGCCGCCGACGTGCAAACCAGTTCTTTCACCTACGAATCGGTTCCCTACTGGATTTGTCGCAACACTTGGGGCCCGCAATGGGGACCGAACGATGGCTACTTTAAAATCGCGACGCATCGTCACAATAAACATGTGCAACTCGAACGACCCTTTCATTACAAGCAAGCCCAGTGCGGTGGAGTGATCACGTTCGATTTACGTCCCCTAGCCAAAGAGTCGGCTTGGTCCACTTACGGCATTCCTATAGCTGTCGCCGTCCTACTTGTCGTAATGCTTTACGGAGTTAAATTGAAACTTAAAAGCGTGCGCAGAAGGTAAAAACGAAAACGAAATGTTTTGTCTATTTGAAAATTATTTATCGTCAAAAGATCGAGACGTTCAACCAGTCGACCATGTCGACGTTGAATGTCAGCACGTCTACTTTGAAAATAATGACGGGACATTTTGCAATCGTTGTCGTCAACAAATGACGTGTCAAAACACCAACCAGGACCAAATTCAACAAAAGGCCAACATTGGCATTCGTAAAGAAATGGAATTTTTAAATCTCAGTCCGGAAATTGTCGAAATGACCAACAAGTACTTTATCATGGCCTGTAATCAACGTATTCATCGCGGAAACTACCGAAAAGCCATCATTTGCGCGTCGCTCTTTCACGTCTTGATGCTGAAAAAATGTCCTCAAAGTTACGACACGGTCATCAGGTGGTTTGGCTTGACCAATCATTTCGCCAATAAAGGCTTCAATTTAGTCAAACTAAAAATACCCGAATTGTGCTACCTGCGCGAGTCGTACTCGGACACGGCCGACATGATTTTCAAACACATCGGTCTCGAAAGGGACGAGACCTTTTTGAAATTCATCAATCGTCCCGATATTATGGCTTTTATTCGTACGAAAATCAATCGACGCATGTACATGATTGTCGCCGCTTTTGTTTTCATTTACATTCGCCGGCAATACAATCCCTCTATTGTTCTCGTGGATTTCTGTACCAAATTGGAATTGTCACCCACCGTTGTCGAACGCATTCTGAAATCTATTCCCCAAGAAATACATTTCTAAAAAAGTGTGAAAATTTTTTAGAAATATTTGATTTCATCTACATAAAGCTATTTGAGAGAGACTGCGCGCGCTCATCATGTCTCAAGCCAGGTACGATCAATGTGAACGCTTGTTGCGCACAGACGTTCACAAATTTGCTCTCGCTCTCATGGTGGACTACTCGTTTCAAAATACCATCGACTGGCCGAATCTTTTTAAACAGCTACCGCTTCACATCTCGTTCCCCGTGCACGTGCCCGAAAGCTTTAAATTGAAACTCGTCGAATCGCTGGTTGATTGGAAAAAAATGAGCCGCGAACCCGAACTCGCCACCGATATCATCGATATTTACGGTCACCGGTTGGACTGGTCGCTCATTTTACAGCATCGTTGCATCCCTCTACCCGCCGCCATCGTCGCCAAATATCAATCTAAATTCGATCGAGCCATTTGTCAGCTGTTGAACGATATTATTTAGAGATTTCCTACCACATCTTGACTCTCTTCAATCACGTATCCATATTTCTCTTTCAAAAGATCTGGATTCGTTTCTTTGACGGCCTTCCATCTTTTGCCTAGCTCTCGTCTGACGTCGGACGCGTTCATGTCGGGATGATCCTTTTTGATGGCGCGTCGTTCGTCGGTACAAAACAAATTATAAATACTCGGTCGGGCGTTCTTTTTCGGTCGCACTTTACTCTCCAAATACTTGTTGTAGCGCTCCCTGTCGACCATAGCCTTGTCGATAAACGGTTGTTTCTCCTGGTCGCTCAAATTGCGCCACGACTCTCCGAAAAGAATCATGACCTTGTTGGGTTTGATGCCGGGATTGGTTTCCAAAATCTCGCGACGTTTCGACTCGCAAAAAAAGAGGTAAGCGCTAATGTTTCGCTGAGGTCCCTGGACGACTTCTCTCTGTTTCAAGCCCAACATCAATCCCACGCGTTTCTGAGTCTCGCCGCTGTGCCATTTCTCGATCAGGTCCACGTTGCCAAACAAAAAGTCGTCCGACATGAATTGATTGATAGCATTAAGGATGGATAATTTGGATTTCGAAATCATGGTAATGGTTTTCTTAATGATGGACTACTTTTAACTAAATTAAACTGTGAGGAGAGAATAAAAAATCATGTTGACACCGGCTATTTGTCAAGATTTGGTAATGAAAACGAGTGACGCGTGCGGGTGCGGTCCCTTGGACGGCTGTCAACATCCGCGACACCAGCGACCCTACAAAATGCACGAATGGATGACGCGCGTACAGGCCATGAACAATTTGACCAACAAGCAGGGACGAGTGTACACGGCTACTGTCCGTCACGACGACGTCGATCATCGCGTCGTTCTCAAGCATTTCAACAAGCCGGCACTGTTTGATCACGCCCGACGCGAGTACGTGGCCGGACAGCACCTCAACGCTCTCAACGTGCCCATGTTTGTCGAAACGTACGCCTCGTTTCATCGCAATTCAGGACCCTACAACTTGACGCGTTTCGTCGACGGTGAAACCTTCAAATCGGCCATGTCGAAAATGTCGCGTCAAAAATTCATCACGCTCACCATGCAAATGTGCGTCGCGCTTGAAATGGCTCAATCGGCCTTCCGTTTCGGGCACTACGATTTACATTTGGAAAACGTCTTGATTCATTTTTCTAGTAAAAAAACGCAAATTCTTTTCGATCAATATCACGTGTCTTTTTCCAATTGTTTCAATCCCGTCATTATCGATTTTGGCATGTCGTGCGGCAGCGATAGCGTCACCGGTGAAACGTGGGGCATGCGACAGCTCGAAAAGAAAGGCATCTACGAACATTTGCGTCCCGGCTACGACATGTTTGTCTTTTTTCTCTACTGTCACCAAGAGCCGGGTAAATTCGCCTTCTTTGACATTGTCGTCAAGGTGCTGGAGAGTTTTTACAAACACGACGTCGATCAGCCGCGTCAGTATTTGCAAACGTTGCGACGCGGAGCCGACAGTAAAACACCCAAACAGCTCTTTGAATTTCTCGTCCAATTCTCGACGCACGTCATAGTCAAACCTCGACGCGTCTACACGCTAGGCGCCATCCAACCTCCGCCACCAGATGCCGTCATTGACACGTACGTCGACAGCGTCTTTTATCAGCAGTTACCGTCGGCAGAGTTGACACCTCAATCGGACGCCATGGCTTTTCGCTCGAGTAAATCCGTGGAATTCAAAATCAACATGTATTACAAGATTTGCCAAACGTCGCTGACGTCGTCCTACGAAAAATGGATCAAGATATTTGAGCGCGAAGTCAAGAAATACTGGAAAGAAAAAGACGCTCAAGAAGCTCGAAAAAGAATTAAATGGCAATTACCTGTTTCAGAAATTGCCAATGCGTCTTGAACGTGGACTATAAGGACACGGCCGATTTCTACGAAGATGACGACAAACCCAAACAGTGTGCCGGCGTTTGCGTCGTCAGTCGTCGCGGTATTTTAATCAATCAATCGTACAATCTCTACTGGGGTATTCCGAAAGGCATCGTCAACGAAAGCGAATCGTTGCGCGAGTGCGCCGTTCGTGAACTTTTCGAAGAGACCAACCTCAAGTTGGATAAGAGTCAACTGACGCGCAACATGTTCAAATTCAAGTACAAAAACATTAGCCGTCAAGTGTGCGTGTTTTTCGCTCACGTTGACGCCGTTGACGTTTTACCTAGGATAAATACGGGAAACGATGCCGAATCTACCGGCTGCGGTTTCATTCATCCCAAATGTCTCCTCGAATTATTTTATTCTGGAAAAATTAAGATTAATTATTTCACTAGGGTTCTCATTAATAAAATCTTTTTATGACATGAGAAAAAAGCCGACATCCTGGTGGCGAAACATTGGCAAAGGTCGTTTGTTTCTCATTGCCTTTGTCACGCTGTGCGTGTACGCCATTTTCAGACGTGCCCGCGGCGTTCGCGGCACTAGCGACCCCCATTTGCTCGGCAGCGATTGGCGCCAACGTTTTCCTCACGCTTTCAGACCAGTAGACACGTCCATTAGTACTTCAACCGCGCCGGCCGACAGTCGCGGTGAATTGGCTTGCCGACGTCACTTGGAGGAGCGCTTCAATCGACCCTTTCCCAAAAAGCGTCCCACTTTTTTGCGCAATCCCGTCACTAAAGTCGATCTCGAATTGGACTGCTACAACGCTGAGCTGGCTCTCGCCGTAGAATATCAAGGTAAACAGCATTACCACTACGTGCCTCATTTTCACTCGTCGCGTGACGCTTTTCTCAATCAAAAGTATAGGGATCAAATTAAAAGAGATTTGTGTTTGAAAAACAATATTGTTTTGATTGAAGTTCCCTATACAGTCATTGATATTGAATCGTTTTTGGATTTGAAACTGAAAGAGCATGGATACATCTAAACCGTCACACGTCAGACAATTATTTCCAGTAGATTCTTTGCCTCTGACGCCTTCACCTTCGCCGCCGCGTCGAAAAATCGCCGTCGCCGTTCGTCGTCGCTTTCTTACCCCCCATCCCCCGGTTCCTCTGCATCAGCTCATGTCGGAAATGTCTCTCGTCGGATCATCGGAACGTAAACGCAAGCAAACGTCGCCTCGTAAATTCACCGTCGGTCCCAAACGCAAAGCGCCATCGTCGGGAGTGGACCGATCGCCGCCACTTTCAGAACCTGTACAAAAATCTAAGAAAAAATCTCAACGTCCAGATTTGGTTCATCCTCACCATCAGACTAAACTTTTGGTTCCATTTGTGGTCAAAGCCGGTGATCGATTGATTAAGAATCTTTTCCCTTCTCAGACCATCACTATGCAAAAGAACGAGTACGGACTGTACGTGTACGAGGGTTTCGTTTTGGATAAGAAATCCGTGGTTGGTAAATATCTGGGTGATGGTCAAGTTACGCCTTTGACTGACGAAGATTTTGAAAAGGCCAAAGAATTAAAAATTATAATATAAATGTCTCAGTTATATCAGTGTATTAAACAAGCCTCGATAAAATACATGGATGTCGACCCGAGAGAAATGCGAGCCTTCATTTTGAAATGTAACAAAACATTAGACATGCAATGTATCATGATGGAAATTGTGGACCATTTTGTCGACGAAACGGCGACCAAAGTCGGTGCCGTTCGTTGCGATGAAGACGACTACATCAACATGGTTCTCG